TTAAATCAAGACAGGTGGATATTACAGATGGTAAGAATGTTGACATCTTTAACTGCATAGCATATCCAAAGACAGGGAGTAACCTCCCTTGTTTTGGTATGGATCTAATGGCATTTAATGAGAAGAAGGTCATTGTTGTTTTTGATTTCCAACATCCTAAAGAGAACTATAAGTACTCAGTGGAAGGATTGCCAGTATGTACAGAGGACTATCGTTTCTTTGAAAAAGGTAATCACTTCTCAGAGAATATTTTTGTAAGATACTGTAAACCAAATGAGGTTGATGAACACTTAGAAATGTTTATCAAGTACTTGACTAAGTACAAAGATATGGTAGAATATGAGAAACCCACTGGTACTGATACTAGTGAATATAAAGACTTCGATGCTTACATGACCAGACTCGATCCAGTAAGTGGATACCTTAAGAGTAAATTTGGTCAAGAAAAAGCAGAGAGTCTAGTAAACGATTTCCTATTTGAATATGGTTAACGCATGGAGTCTTGCAGCATCCATATTAGATGGAACATTTGATAAAGACTATCCGATTATGACAGAAAAAACTGGTAACATAACCATTACTACAGGAGTTGGCAATACCGCCACTTATCCTGTTCCTAATGGTGTAGAACATTCAGATTATTGGTATGATTACAAACGTAATGATCCTGATGCAAAGAATCCATTCACAGATGCTTTTGATCATATGATGGCAGAAGCAGTGGTCAATGGTACACCTTATCCTCAATCTTACTTAGCTGATAATGATGATCAAGTAAGTCATCATTTTGTAGATTCATTGACACTAAATACCGAGGGTCAACCAAAAGAGGAACTTGCAAAAATGACAGACAGCAGGAACAAGTATCATGAAAATGAAATTCTTGAAGATATTAAAGAGTATGTATCAAGCACTTACAATGGACATTACACAGGAACTAAACATGAGTTTCGTAATGTTCAAACATTAGACTTGATGGCATCTAGAGATCTTGCTTCTGATTTCTGTCAAGCTAATATACTTAAGTACGGTAGTAGATATGGAAGTAAGGATGGAAGAAATAAAAAGGACTTGCTAAAAGTCATACATTATGCTATGCTATTACTACATTTTGATGAACACTACGGTAAACCATCAATGACCAGTGGAAACATTGATCATACAATGCCTTAAGAATGAAACTCCGACCCCATACTATGAAACTATCTGAAAAGACTATTAATTTGTTAAAGAATTTTGCTTCTATTAATCAGTCTATTAATTTTAAGAAGGGTAATACTCTTCGCACAATGTCTGTAATGAAGAACATTCTTGCAGAAGCAACTATTGAGGAAGAGGTTCCAAGAGATTTTGCAATATATGATCTAGTTCAATTCCTGAATGGCATATCTCTTTATGAGGAACATGAATTAGATTTCCAGAATGAATCTCATATGACCATTCGTGGTGGTAAGAATCATAGGACAAAGTATTTCTTTGCTGACCCTAGTGTTATTATTAGTCCACCAGAAAAATCTATTGAATTACCAAGTGAGGATGTTTCTTTCACTCTTGATAATAATCAATTAGTTTCTTTACTTAAAGCATCAGCAGTATATCAATTACCTGATTTATGCTGTGTTGGTGAAGCAGGTGCAGTTAAATTAGTAGTTCGTGATAAGAAAAATGATACTTCTAATGAATTTGCTATAGTAGTTGGTGAAACAGAAAAGGAATTTTCTCTCAATTTTAAAGTTGAGAATATTAAGATTCTTCCTGGTACTTATAGTGTTGTTATTTCTCAGAAGTTACTTTCTAGATTTATAAATGAAAATTATAATCTAACTTATTTTATAGCATTGGAACCCGATTCAACTTTTAAATAATGGCTTCTTCCGTAGTTTTGGTCACTGGTGGATTTGATCCCATCCACAGTGGACATATTGCATTACTTCATTCAGCAAAACAAATAGCTCCACTGAGTACATTAGCAGTTGGTGTAAACTCCGATGAATGGTTGACAAGAAAGAAAGGTAAACCATTTATGCCATTATATGATAGAATATCAATTGTCAGAACATTAAAGATGGTTGATAATGTTCTTGAGTTTGATGATACTAATGGTACTGCTAATGATGCGATTGCTCAGTGTCTTGAAATATATGATAAAGTAATTTTTGCGAATGGTGGAGATAGACACAATGAAAATGTACCAGAGTATGTTTTTTATAAAGATGATCCTAGAGTTATATACAGGTGGGGTGTAGGTGGAGTAGGTAAGAAACAATCATCATCATGGTTGTTAGAAGAGTGGGATAAGAGAGATAAATGAAAATGAATGAACAGACTAAATTAGTATTTGCTCTTGAGCATGTTGCTCATTTAGAGGATTTATTCGAGGGTAATGAGTGGGAACAATTTCTTATAATGCCACTTAGTACAATCAAATATGAATGTGAAAGACAGTTGAATCTTATTAAATCTGAAAAGAATTTATAATGTCTAAACCTTATACTAATGGAAACCTCTCGGTAGTGGTACCGATGGATGATTTTAAATTAATTTTAAGACAAATGTGGAAGTCTGTTAAGACGGACAGTAAGATAGCAGAACTGTATGAAAAGTATACTACGTTGACCACATTTGAAGATGATGATTAGGTTTTGGAGGATATGGAAATATGCGTTGGGTAGCTTCGCTGATGAGAAGACGAAGAGGTATGATAATAATATACTCATTATTCGATCTTTTATTTTTCTTACTTATCTCATTACTAATTGCTTCATTGTTGCAGGTGTAATTAGACATTGGGACAATTAAGTGCTACAATGGTAGCATGAATATTTTTGTGACAAGTCCTTGTCCACATGAGTCTGCTAAAGTTTTACCAGACAAGCATGTAGTCAAGATGCCTCTAGAGACATGTCAGATGCTCTCTATTGTATTTTCCCATTGGTATTATGATTGGGGTGACGATTTAGTTAAGAAGAAAGATAAAACCCCATACTCGGTCAAGAAGGGTGCATTTAGGAATCATCCTTGTACTAAGTGGGCAGCAGATAGTATATACAATACTGCATGGTTAATTCAACATGGATGTGCTCTTTCTCAAGAGTACTCATATCGTTATGGTAAGATTCATGGATGTGCTGATGCATTGTTTGAGGCTAAGAAAACATTTCATAGATTTGCAGGAGAAGTGATTACGTGTTATAATATGGTCGAGTCTTTTACTCGTGCAATGCCTGATGAATATAAACATGACACAAGCATTGACACTATTACTGCTTACCAAAATTACATTGGCAGCAAACCTTGGGCTTCATCTAATTATTTACGTGACCCATCCAGAAAACCACATTGGTTATGATTAATGAGTGACTTTATATGGGTTGAAAAATACAGACCCAAAACAATTGAAGAATGTATTCTCCCAGAGAATATAAAGAAAACCTTTAGAGACTTTCTAAAGACAGGTGAAATACCGAATATGCTTCTTGCTGGCCCTCCTGGTGTCGGTAAGACTACGGTAGCAAAAGCACTCTGTAATGAATTAGGAGTTGATTTTTATGTCATTAATGGATCGGATGAAGGAAGGTTTCTCGATACCGTCCGTAATAATGCCAAGAACTTCGCATCCACGGTATCATTATCATCGGAGGCGAAGCATAAGGTTATTATCATTGATGAGGCAGACAACACAGGAAACGATGTTCAATTGCTCCTACGAGCGTTCATTGAGGAATTCGCAAACAACTGTAGGTTTATATTTACCTGTAACTATAAAAATAAAATCCTCGAACCATTACATTCGAGGTGTTCGGTTATTGAATTTGGAATCAAAGGAAAAGAAAAGCAACAAATTGCTTCTCAATTCTTTAAGAGACTCAATGATATTCTGGAGAAAGAAAAGGTTGAAACTGATAAGAAAGTCCTCGCAGAACTTATTAATAAACACTTCCCTGATTGGAGGAGGGTGTTAAATGAGTGTCAAAGATATGCTGTTAGTGGTAAAATAGATAGTGGTATACTTGCCAGTTTCACAGATATTAATGTAAATGATGTTATTCAAAACCTTAAGACGAAAAACTTTCCTGAAGTACGTAAGTGGGTCAACAGTAATCTGGACAATGATTCTACTGTACTTCTTAGGCGTGTTTATGATGCTCTTTACGAAGTATTGGATGGTCCTAGTATCGCTGCTGCTGTTCTCATCGTTTCTAAGTATCAGTATCAGTCTGCTTTCGTTGCAGACCAAGAAATAAATCTATTAGCAGCATTAACCGAAATTATGGTGGAGTGTAACTTCAAATGAGATTTAAAGCACTTGTCCATGTTAGGTTGAGAGGATCTGTATCTGATGCTGCTGGTAATGCAGTGATGAATAATGTTAATAGAATTGCTCCTAATCTTGAACCTCATTTGTTGAGGATTGGTAAGGTAATTGATTTTTGGTTTGATGCAGAGACTGAAGAGATAGCAAGAGAAGAAATGGATCTTCTATCTGATAGAATGCTTTCTAATACTGTGATAGAAGATTGGGAATATAAACTAGAAGAAACAGAAGAAACTGGAATAGGTGATATATCAAATGATAATGCTGGTACTTCCAAACACCATTTATTTGATCAATGAAAGTAATTGACAGAGTATCTAATGAAGATGCATTGTGGGCTGCAGATCGATTTATTGAATACTTTCAAAACTTCGGTTCTATAGAAGATTATCTTCGATATGCTAAAAAGGAGGTAATTGGAAAAGTAAATAATCTATCTGCTTTTGATGAAGAGTATTCATTGAAGGGTGAATTTTTTAATGAAGATATTCATCCAGAAGATATGGAGTTTGAAGTAAAATTTGTTGGAGAACGTTTTCAAAATGGCGTACCTCAAGAATATTATCATGAACTTTTAACTGCAACTTCTTCTGCAATTATTGAAAAGAATATTCCTGGTAGAGAATTACGTTGGATAGTATATGAGAAAAATTGTAAGAAGATTGTAGGGTTTATACGGTTCGGTTCACCGACCATCAATTCAAAACCAAGAAATGAATGGTTGGGTAAACCACCCAATCTTTCGGTTTTCAATCGTCATGCTTGTATGGGATTTGCTATTGTCCCATCTCAACCTTTTGGATATAATTTTTTGGGTGGTAAGTTACTTGCATTGATGTGTGTATCTCACTTTGCTAGAGAGACACTTAATGAAGTATTTGAAAAGGAGATTGGTTGGTTTGAAACCACTTCCTTATATGGTTCTACTACATCTGCATCACAGTATGATGGACTGAAACCTTTTATAAGATATAAAGGTTTAACTGATAGTAAATTTTTACCATTACTCCATGCTGATGCATTTCATGAATTACATGATCATTTCACTCATCTAAATGGTGGACAACCATTAACTGAGAATAGAGCTTCATCTAAGAAGATGAAGAGACAGACAAAGATGATATCTCTTATTAGAAATTCTTTAGAGGATCAAGAGAAACTTGAAGAATTTAATAGAGTTATTACGATGGCATTTGGACTTACTCAAAGAAAAAGATCATATACATCTGATTATGGTTATTCTAATGTTAGAGAAGTTCTTCTTGGTGAACAGGATACATTAATTCCTGGCCAGAATTGGGATAAGTTCTATCTTGAAAATATTATTAAGTGGTGGAAAAAGAAAGCAGGAAAAAGATATGAGAAGTTAAAGAAAGAAGATAGATACAGAGAAAAGGTTGAACTCTGGACTGAGGATGATGATATTCAGATTATACGATGAGTACATTTGAAATCATCGTTATTCCAATTATTTTCCTTGAGGAGTTTATCAAGAGAACTTTGATAGGAATATATCATCTCTGGCAAAAATTTGACTACTGGAACTTTAATCGCCAACTACCTAAATCATGACTATTGAATTGAAAGATTGGTTGAACTCAATCAACCAAAACAAAAGGAATATCTATGAAGAAGATCCAGATGCAAAGTATCCTGCATACATTGTTAACCGTTGTATGTCAGGACATTTGGATACAGTTTTATTTGCAAATGAGATGAATCTTAATCATCATCTTCCTCTTGATATGCAATATTCGTTTTTTCTAAATAGTGTGAGGAAGCGAAAGAGGTTCTCTCCTTGGCTCCGCAAAGATGAGATTAAAGATCTTGACTTGGTGAAACGTTATTATGGATATAATAACGAAAAGGCAAAACAGGCTCTAAGAATCCTAACCAAACAACAACTTAATTTTATAAAATCTAAATTTGAAACTGGAGGAAAACAATGATTGCCGAGCCCGAGGTTAAATGGTCTGCTGACCAAATGATCGAAGTCACATTAAATGAACCTGATGACTTCTTAAAAGTACGAGAAACTCTCACAAGAATTGGGGTAGCATCCCGAAAGGAAAAGAAGATATATCAATCATGTCATATCTTGCATAAGCAAGGAAGATATTTTATTGTTCACTTTAAAGAACTATTTGCATTAGATGGTAAACATGCAAATCTTACTCAAAACGATGTTCAACGTCGTAATAGAATTATCCAGTTACTGTCTGACTGGGGATTAATAACAGTTGTTAGTCCAGATAATATTACTGATATTGCACCATTAAACCAGATTAAAGTTCTTGCATATAAGGAAAAGAATGATTGGATCCTGGAAACAAAATATAATATCGGAAAAAAGAAAAAACCAGAAGAGAGTCAATAAATACATTGAATTGTATAAAATTTAATGGCTACTATAACTCTTAAGTCACCTGAAGGGGAAGTCAATACCTTTGAGTGTGATGCGGATACTACTATATTGGATGCCCTTGAGGAAGCAGGTTTAGATCATAATTACTCTTGTCGTGCAGGATCATGCTCTTCATGCTGCATGAAAATTTTAGAAGGAACATTAAATCAGGAAGATCAATTCTTTTTGGATGAGGATCAACTTGAAGCAGGATTTGCTCTTACTTGTGTTGCAACACCATCATCAGACAGTGTGACTCTCCTAACAGAACAAGAAGAAAATCTAGACATGTAAAATAAATATTGTTATAATAATTGGTAAAGAGCATGACAGTAGTAACTTGCCCATTAACCTGTTCTTGGCCTGATAATTTGTATAGGACATATATGAACGGAAGACTTAAAAAAACTGACATGGAAGCAAGACTCCTTAATATCAAGAAGGGGATTGATGATAAGGTATGGTATCCTGATTGGGATAGTAAAGAAAGGTGGGCAGCTCAACAGGCATTGAATAATGCATTAGATGTTCTTGATGAGTTTGATTATTGATGATAACCGAATAATTAAGTAGGGGATTCATCATTCCCTTTTTTTAGTGTTTGTGGTTAAATACTATTGTACGCCTTCGGGGTACGCAATTCACACTCGCTTTTAAAGGAGAACCATGAACACACTAGCAAGATATCACGCTGCAAATCTTCCAGAACTTTTTGATAAGATTACGAAAAACAGCATAGGAATGGATGACTATCTCAATCGTTTTTGGGAAGATACAACCACTTCAAACTATCCACCATATAACTTGATACAATTAAATAATCATGAATCGAAACTCGAAATCGCACTTGCAGGGTTCAAGAAAGATGAACTCAAAGTCTATACGGAGTTTGGAAAACTATATGTCAAAGGCAGAAAAGAAGAATCGGAAGATGATGGAACGTTTGTCCACAAAGGATTGGCCCAACGAAGTTTTGAACGAGTTTGGACGATCACCGACGATACGGAGATTGGATCCGTCAAGTTTGAAGATGGACTCCTTTCAGTAGAGTTGAAGAAGATAGTTCCAGAACATCATGCAAGAAAGGAATATTTGTGATATAATATTCCTATAGTTATGATTACATGATGGATTATAAAACTTCTGGAGTT